AAACGACTTGTATATCTAAAACGCACTTAATTTACACAGGGGGTACAGAAATTTTTTCGTGTGTAAAAATCATCACATAGGATTTTCAAAAAAACGTATGTACTATATACTGGAAGTAGCGTTTATCATGAATGAAGCACGACTCTGAATCTCAAATCCAACCAATCACAACAGACCCCCTTACAGGAGAATATAAACTGACGATTCCAGAGTGGATGATAAACGAATATGGTTGGTACGAAGGAATACAATTAGAGTGGTATATTGATATTGATGGAATACACATATTAGAGGAAGAAGAGTAATAACCCAACATACACACCAAGATTACACATTGATTGACAATATAGATAATTTGAGTTAAAATACAAGTGTAATTACAACATATTATGGCGAAAGGATTTACAGTAAAAGCAAAATCTCCAGTTGCAAAAAAAGCAGCAGTACCACAATATGATTATGCAAAGGCAAAAGAAATGATAAAGGGAAAGACAGTTGTATTCTGTCTACCTGGTCGTGGAGTTTCATATGCATTTCTAAAGTCCTTCGTATCATTATGTTTTGATTTGGTACAGTCTGGAGCAAGTATTCAAATCAGTCAGGATTATTCATCAATGGTGAATTTCGCCCGTTGCAAGTGTCTTGGTGCAAACGTCCTTCGAGGACCTAACCAATTACCTTGGGATGGGAAGTTAAACTATGATTATCAATTATGGATTGATTCTGATATTGTTTTCAATACTGAGAAGTTTTATCAGATACTTCTAATGGATAAGGATATTGCTGCAGGTTGGTATTGTACAGAAGATGGAAAGACTACATCAGTTGCTCACTGGTTAGAAGAAGATGACTTCCGTACAAATGGTGGAGTGATGAATCACGAAACAATTGAAAGTATCAGTAAGAGAAAGAAACCATTTACAGTTGACTATACTGGTTTTGGATGGTTACTCATTAAGAATGGTGTGTTTGAGCACGAAGAAATGCCTTATCCTTGGTTTGCACCGAAGATGCAGGTATTTGAATCAGGTGAAGTGCAGGATATGTGTGGTGAGGATGTCTCATTCTGTCTTGATGCAAAAGAAGCAGGATTTGAAATCTGGTGTGACCCACTTGTAAGAGTCGGACACGAAAAGACAAGAATTATATGATCACAGCAATCACAATACTGGTGATCATATTCATTCTTTTCTTGATGATACAGTATTACAATCCACATCATTAACGAAGTTACTATGGGAGCACATACAGGATTTACACTTATACTATGGATAACAATCGGACTTTTTGTTTTTTACAAATGGGACAACAGGAAAAAGAAAAGAAAGTAGAGCGTTATAACGTTCTTCGACAAGGCAAGGTCGTATTCTGGAATCTATCAGAATCAGAAATGTTTGACATTATGGAAGACCTTGCAGTGGAGTGCTATTATAATAAGTCACTCTCAGCAAAAGATATTACTTATGAAGTTTACATTGAGGAACCACTAAATGGCTAAAGGCATGTTATCGGGAAGCACTTACAATCGTGATGCTCGCCCGAAAAAATCTCGACAGGGAAGAGGGAAACATTCAAAATACTCCCCAACCTCTCGTAACTCGGCTCGTAAAAGATACAGAGGTCAAGGACGTTGAATCATCCAAACCTCTACACTTATCTGGCACCGAGTAAGGTCTGTCAGGGTGTAGGGGTTTTTGCTTTAGTCAAAATTCCAGAGAATACAACGATTTGGAAAGTTGAAGAAGAGCAAATACGTAAATACAAGTGGGATACCATTCCCAATGAAATTGAATCTTATGTTGAACGTATGACCTTCTGCGATGAAGAAGGATTTTGGTTAGACTGTGAATTAGACCGTCTTTACCCCGCCTACTATGTAAATCATTCAGAAAATGCAAACGTGACACTTGGAGAGTTAGGAGAGTATATTACCACGCAACAAATTGAAAAAGACGAAGAAATTCTATTTAATTATCCACCCGAAGACAAAGACTGGACATGAGCAGACTATTAGTTAATCTACCCGCAACAAAAGTATGGGTAAGAAAAGAATACCTATGTGACCATAAATCAGGTCACGGTGAGTTTGTTGAAGGACTCTGGGTTGCTGCAAAGAGTATACCAGGTCGTGCCTTTTATTTTGAAACCTACCTACCAGAATATGGTGCAATCTATGATAAGTTACCAATTTCTGCCTTTGTAGCAACACCAAAGAAACCAGAGCCAGACTTAGATTTACCAAATCTACAGTTTTGGAACTGTATGGATTATGATGTGACTGCGATTTGTAAGAATATTGTTGCATCAATGGAGTGGGAGTGTCGTACAAGACACTTTGGTAATATGAAAGGGCATTATATTTGCACTTTAGATAATTACCATGCCGATCAGGACACGGTTGATTCAAGCACAAGTGAGATGCCTGATGAACATAAGTCATTTAATCTGATTGAACTGTATAATTATCAGTTCGCACTATATCCAAACAACCGTTGTCGTGTCTATGACATCTCAATGACTCCTGATACACCTAAACAACCTGATTTTAAGGTGTCAACTGAGTGGTATCAAGTTGAAAATGGTGTAAAATGGGGAAGATTGGGTGATTGTGATGATTATTTCTGGACAACACCTGATGAAAGAGTCAAAAAATAGGTATATTTTACATTGGATAAGTCAATTATCCAAAATTAGACCAGAATTAGGTAATTTTAGCATCTGTCCTTATGCGTCAGGTGCTAATTTTAGTATTCAAGAACAAAAATTATGTCGAATCGTGCCAAATAGTGATTTTGATGTTATAATTTACATAGTCGAAGAAGATATTGACGCAGACTTCCTGTATGATGCAGTTGACGACTACAATTCCAACTACCCTGACTACAAATTCATTGCAGATCACGGTAAAACGAAGACATACATACAAGGAATACAGACAAATAACGGAAAATATAACCTAGTTCTTTGTCAACCACGAAAAGAACTGACTGAGGCAAGAAAAAAACTTGCAAAAACCAATTATTATGACTATTGGGATGAAAACTACCTCGAAGAAGTGCTCGAAGACGACTATGGAATCATCAATGACAAAGAAACACGTTAAAAATGCTCATATGGGGCAACATTTGCTTGCTCAAGTGTATAATGTAGAGGTTGATAAGTTAACTAAACCCGCAGAAATAGCAAATGAGATGGTAAAAGCAGTCAAAGCGGAAAAATTGACTCTTTTGAACTGTTTTGTACACGAATTTGACCCACAAGGAGTCACAGTTAACATTACACTTGCTGAAAGTCACTTCACAGTGCATACTTGGCCTGAAAAAAGATGCGTTGCTATTGATGTTTTTACTTGTGGTAACAAAAATCCCCGTTCAGTTGCTTGGTGGATACTAAATTACTTTGATAGTGACGATTATGAGATGAATGATTATGCAAGATAGGGTATAAATAAATCTAAAAGCATTAATAATGGCGATTCAACGCAAATCTAGAGCATTTAAGGATATAAGTCTGTCTTTTTCACCACATCCAGTGACAAAAGACCTTCCTGTGCTTGTAAATGAGCGAGCAATCGTTAGATCAGTGAGAAATCTAGTTGAAACGATACCTACTGAGAGGTTTTTTCAACCACTTTTAGGCACTGACATACGTGATTCACTATTTGAGAACTTTTCACGCACAACTGTCAACATAATTGAAGACCAAGTACGTGATACTGTTAGAATTTATGAACCAAGAGTGCAAAATGTAGGTGTTGAGGTAAATGCAAGACCAGATGATAATACTTTTGAAGTCAAAGTGCTTTTTGAAATTAGAGGATTGGATCTTCCAATACAGTCTTTTACATTCATTTTAGAACCATCGAGATAATATGCCCTTTACACAGTTTACAAGTTTAGACTTTGATCAAATCAAAGCACAAATTAAAAATTATTTACGAGCAAACTCAAATTTCTCTGATTTTGACTTTGAGGGTTCTAACTTTTCAGTTTTAATTGATACTCTTGCTTATAACACATATATTAATGCATTTAACGCAAACTTAGTTGTTAATGAATCATTCTTAGACTCTGCGACTGTACGTGAGAATGTTGTATCATTAGCAAGAAATATTGGATATGTACCCCGTTCAAAAACCGCTGCAACAGCTTCAATTAGAATAGGTGATATAAATGTTGGAACAACAAGTAATAGCACTCCTAAGTTCTTAAGTCTACGTGCTGGACTTGTTTGTGTTGGTAATTCACAGAATACAACTTATCGTTTTTCAGTCCCAGATAATATAGTTTCAACAAAAGTTGTTGATGTAGGTGGAACATCTTTTGCAAAGTTTGATGATCCAATCGTTGTTCATGAGGGTACTTACTTAACAAGAACATTTCGTATTGATACATCAATCAAACAGAGATTTATACTTGATAGTCCAAACATTGATAGTTCAACAATTCGTGTGTTTGTATCTGGACCTGCTGATACAGGACTTGGACGTAGTTATCGAATGATTGATAATATATTGAATATTGATAAAAACTCTGAAATATTCCTTGCACAGGAAGTTCAAGATGAAAAATATGAAATATTATTTGGAGATGGTTTATTTGGAAGAAAATTAGAGAATGATTCTGTTGTGACAGTCAGATATATTGTAACAGAGGGTGAAACTGGCAACGGAGCATCTAATTTCAGTTTCCAAGGATCATTTACAAAGAGTGATGGCACATTGTTTACTCCATCTGATAGCATAAACGTTACTACAGTTTCAAATGCTCAGAACGGATCTGAGGTTGAAGATGTGTCTTCCATTAAATATCTTGCTCCAAGGATATATTCAGCACAATATAGAGCAGTCACACCAAGAGATTATGAAGCGATTATACAAACAATCTTCCCTCGCACTGAATCAGTTGCTGTGATAGGTGGTGAAGAGTTAGATCCACCACAGTTTGGTAAAGTTCAAATTAGTATCAAACCGAAGAATGGTACGTTTGTATCAGACTTTGATAAATCACAGATTAAAAATAAATTAAAAAATTACGCTATCGCTGGTATTAACTCTGAAATAGTTGACTTGAAGATACTATATGTGGAAATCGATACAACCATTTACTATAA